ACTATGATCATTATAAATGAAGATGGTGAAGTAAAAAGACATACTGGCGTACTAAAAGAACAAGAATTTTTAAAGTTTATAGCAAATGATTAAAAAAGCAAAACTAACACTAACAGACGAACGACAAGCATTTAAACCATTTAATTATCCTTGGGCATATGAAGCATGGTTAAAACACGAGCAGATGCATTGGTTGCACACAGAAGTACCAATGCTCGAAGATGTAAAAGATTGGAAAAATAAATTAACCGAAGACGAAAAGAAATTTCTCACTCACATCTTTAGATTTTTTACTCAAGGCGATGTGGATGTAGCCGGTGGTTATGTTAAAAATTATTTACCTTATTTCCCACAACCTGAAGTAAGAATGATGCTGGCTGGATTCGCTGCTCGTGAAGCTCTACATATTGCTGCTTATAGTCATCTGATCGAGAGTTTAGGTATGCCTGACACTACATATAACGAGTTCCTGCAATACGGAGAGATGCGAGAGAAACATGATTACCTTTTGGATCTCAGCTCGAAGAACGGTACTAAACAATCTACAGCAGAACACATCGCTGCATTTAGCGCGTTTACGGAAGGCATGCAGCTCTTTAGTAGTTTTATTATGCTTCTTAATTTTCCTCGTCATGGCGTAATGAAGGGCATGGGTCAGATCGTTACATGGTCGATTGCTGATGAGACAATGCATGCCGAGTCTATGATTAAACTCTTCAGAACATATATAGAAGAGAACAGAGAGATCTGGAATGATGAACTTAAGGGTAAAATTTACACGATTGCTACCAAGATGGTGGAGCTTGAAGATAAGTTTATTGATCTGGCATTCGGCATGGTACGCGTGGCTGATCTGGACGCTAGTGACGTTAAATCTTACATCCGCTATATTACTGACCGTCGTCTTATCAGCTTGGGTCTTAAAGGAATCATGAAGGTGAAAAAGAATCCTTTACCATGGGTCGAGGAAATGTTGAATGCACCAACACATACTAATTTCTTTGAGAATAGAGTAACTGATTATGCAAAAGGATCATTATCTGGTGATTGGAAGGACGTATGGGCGAAAGCAGCCTAGATGTGGGAACTAATATATCTTTTAGTAGCGACACATATTACGATTGTATCGGTAACCCTTTTCCTACACCGCGGACAAGCTCATCGGGCAATAACATTTCATCCAGTATTAAGCCACTTTATGAGATTGTGGTTGTGGCTAACTACTGGTATGGTTACAAAAGAGTGGGTAGCAGTACATAGAAAACACCATAGATATGTTGATGAACCTTTAGATCCTCATTCTCCACGCATTTATGGTATATTGCGTGTATTGTTTGGTGGAGTGTTGCTTTATTCTGATGCTACAAAAGATAAACAAATGGTGAATCAGTATGGCGTTGGATCTTCTGATGATTGGATCGAAAGAAATCTTTATAGTAAGTATCCCCTTCATGGGGTTATCTTATTACTTATTGCTAATACCATCGCTTTTAATGGTTGGGGCATTATTATCTGGCTGGTTCAGATGGCGTGGATACCATTTTGGGCGGCAGGAGTTATTAATGGTGTTGGTCATTGGTTTGGTTATCGCAACTATGATACAAATGATTCCTCTTGTAATATTATTCCTGTCGGTATTATTATAGGTGGAGAAGAATTGCACAACAATCATCACCAAAGTCCCGCTAGTCCAAAATTAAGTAACAAGTGGTGGGAATTTGATGTTGGCTGGATGTGGTTAAAAATTTTTATTATATTTAAATTGGCAAGTTTGAATGAACGATGAGATTATTAAATTACGAAGAGAATTGTGTAATAATTGTGAGCATCTGAAATATATTATAGGTGTAAAAAATTGTGGTGTTTGTGGTTGCGTAATTTGGGCAAAGACTCAGCTAGAAAGAACAGAATGCCCAATAGGCAAATGGGGTCCTGGGGATTTTATATATGATTCAGAAAATAGATCAAGTGCATCTTGAAGTTGCAGAAAGTTATGCTAGATTATCTAAAGCAAAACGATTAAAGGTAGGAGCAATCGTCGTCAAAGATGACAGAGTAATAAGCATAGGATACAATGGAACACCTGTTGGGTGGGATAATAACTGCGAAGAAGAGATTAATGGCAATCTCAAAACAAAAGCTGAAGTTATTCATGCTGAAGCTAACGCCATCGCTAAACTTGCTAGATCAAATGAGGCAGGGATTGATAGTACTATGTATATTACACATTCCCCTTGCTTTGATTGCGCAAAACTCATTCATATAGCTGGAATAAGAAAAGTATTTTTTAGAAATCATTATAGATCAGAAGAGGGAATAAATTTTTTAAAAAAGTGCAATATTGAGGTGATTAAAATATGAATACAAAAAGATATGGGTTTACGGCCAGTGCATTTGATCTTTTTCATGCTGGTCATGTAATGATGTTAGAGGAAGCTAAAAAACAATGTGATTGGTTGATTGTAGCGATACAAGTTGATCCTGCAGTTGATAGACCCGGGATTAAAAACAAACCGGTGCAGTCTATTATTGAAAGACAAATACAAGTATCCGCTTGTAGACATGTAGATGAAATTGTAGTTTATAACACTGAGAAAGATCTTGAAGATATTTTAATGACTTATCCTATAGATGTTAGAATCATCGGAGAAGAATATAGAGATAAGCCATTTACTGGTAAAGAAATCTGCGAACGAAGAGGTATAGACATATACTATAACAAACGAGATCATTTTTTTAGTTCATCTGATCTACGCAAACGAGTATTCGAAGCAGAACTAAAAAGAAGGAATTCTGAATGGGAAGAAAACAGCACTTCGAATGCATCGAATGTGAAGCAGTCTTTAAAATAAAGTTTGATCTAGACGAGGACTATTATAAAGTAGCATACTGTCCTTTCTGTGGTTCGGAAATGGATGAAGATCAGCAGGATGAATATCACGACGAAGATTTGTCCTAAGTGTGACGCTGAACATATAAAACCAGGTAAGTTCTGTTCTCGTGCCTGTGCCAATTCTAGACAATGGAATGATGAACATAAAAAGGTTTTTTCTCTACGCCAAAAAGAATATATGTCCAGAGACGAATCCGAAGAACATAGAGAGAAAAGAAGATTACAAGTTCAGATATTACTTGCCCAAGGAGTAATGGGAAAAGGTTATAAAGGTGAAGAAGAGGAAGAAGAAAACATTATGCGCAATCCCGATGATTATTTTCTTCTTCCTGTGCAATATATAGATTTAGATGTAGAGGATGGAACCGTTTGGGAGGACATATAAATACTGATTTGAATCGGTATTGTATGTGGATATATAACGGCGAAGTATTTACTGATCCAACAGGTTATTATGGGTTTGTTTATTTGATCGAAAATTTAACCAATGGTAGAAAATACATTGGCAAAAAGCTATTCCTGTTTAGCAAAACAAAACAAGTAAAAGGTAAGAAGAAAAAAATTAAAGTAGAATCTGATTGGCGAGACTACTGGTCATCATCTGACGAATTAAAAGCGGATGTAGAAAAGCTAGGCGCTGAGAACTTTCGTAGAACTATACTACATCTTTGCAAAAATAAAGGTACCTGCAATTATTTAGAAGCCAAAGAACAATTTATCAGAGAAGTTCTTGAGACTACTGAGTATTATAATGGTTGGATTAGTTGTAAAGTAGGTCGAATTCAGGTCAAACTGTAATCAAATCTTAATCTTAGATAGACCCCCTAAAACATTAAATATTAATATAGGGTAATTATAGGAGAGACAATGGAAAATTTATCAACAAATAAACATATTAGTGAAGTTATTAGTGAAATGATGGGTAAAACCAATCGCCGAAGTTTCCTAAAAGGAGGCTCGGCTTTTTTAACGGCAGCAACAGGAGCTACCCTAGCAGGCTGTGCTACTGGAGACGATGACGGATTCACAAGACCTTCAGCACTAACTTTTGACTCAGTACCAAAGAATACACTAGACAAAGTTACACTACCACCAGGTTATCAATATACTGTCCTACACGGCACAGGTGATAGATTGGTCAGCAGCATTCCTGCCTATTCGAACAAGGGAACAGAAACCGATGACTGGTCAAAACGTGTTGGAGATCATCACGATGGTGTTGAACTATTCCACCTTGATGCTAATGGAAAATATACAAAAAATATGACTGATCGTGCTTTATTGGCAATGAATCACGAAAGTTCAGCAGACGCACATTTCTTTCATCCTAACGGACAGACCAGCAATGGTGCGAGTGGTAAGAAATATGATCAATTCGGTCAATGGGATCTGGGCCAGCGTCCAGGTCTTGAGGCATTAAAAGAAATTAATCATCATGGTGTAAGCATTGTTGAAATTAACAAAGGTAGTAGTGGTTGGACCTATAAGTTAGATAGTGCTTTTAATCGTCGTATCACACCACATACAGTGGCTCGCATCGCCGGCCCTGCTGCTGAGTTAGCCAATATCAAAGCCCTACTTGCTACCCGGTATGATCCCACAGGCGCTACCAGTCGTGGCACACTAAACAACTGTGGCACTGGATATACTCCCTGGGGAACATTTTTAACCTGTGAAGAAAACTGGGCCACATACTTTGCTATGCCAAAAGGCAGCGTAACCCCAGATGCTCGTATGACGCAGACTCGTGCTCGTTATGGAGTGCGCAATACTGCTATTGCAGCAACAGCCACAACATCCAACTCACAGGGATGGCATACTGTAACTGATCAACCAGACACAGAATATCGTTTCAGTCGTTGGGATGTAAGCATCAAAGGTGCTACTGAAAAGGAAGACTTTCGTAACGAACCACAGACCTTCGGATATATTGTAGAGATAGATCCTACCCAGCCCAACAGTCAACCTGTTAAACGTGTGGCTATGGGAAGGACTGCTCACGAAGCCTGCGTGTTCGGCAAACTTGAAGCAGGTAAGCCTGTGACATTTTATATGGGATGTGATAGTCGTAATGAATACATTTACAAATGGGTAAGCACCAAGACTTGGGATCCTGCTGATGTAGGTGGTGGCACAGCCGCTGGTGACAAATACTTAAATGATGGAAAATTGTATGCGGCCAAGTTTGCTGCTGATAGCACAGGTATGTGGTTAGAACTCAGCATTACCAATCCTGCTATTGCCAACTATGCTACCTTTAAGTTTAACAATCAAGCAGAAGTCTATGTATTCACTCGCTTGGCTGCTGACGCTGTGGGTGCTACTAAAATGGATCGCCCAGAGTGGGGTGCTGTAAATCCTGCCAATGGTGAAGTTTATTTCGCACTAACAAACAATAGTTCAAGTAATCGCACACCTAATACCACTGATGCTGCTAACCCAAGAAGTTATGCTGATCCAGATGGTAAGAAAGGTTCAGGTAATCCCAATGGACACATTATCCGCTTTAAGGAAAGTGCTACGGGTCTTACATTCCAGTTTGATATCTTCTTATTTGGTTCAGAAGAAGATAATGCTGCCAGCAATGTCAGCAAACTAACTGCGAAAAATTCATTTAGCAGCCCAGACGGACTATGGTTTAGCAAGGCCACAGGCTTATGCTGGATTCAAACAGACGATGGTGCCTACACAGATGAAGTTCATAATCAATTATTGGTGGCTATTCCAGGACAGGTTGGCGATGGTAAGGCCACTACAATTACCAATACACTGAGTGGTGCTACCAAAGATCAGGCCACATTCGTTGGTGCCGAACTGGGTGAGACCAAATTGC